TTAGCTTTCTATGTCGATGAATCATATAAATCTATTAATGAGTGGAGTACTAATATAGCAAAGACAATATATAATATTACTCTTACTGATGTTACTGATGTTACGGTAGATAAAGCTGCTGATGATATCAAAACAATTCAAACTATTAATTCACTATTTATTGCTGCATTGATAAGTATATGGGCTACATATAATTGGTATTTTTTAATGTTTTTTGCTAACGATAAAGAGCAACATGATATTCATATTACAAGACTAAGTGAATATGTTAATGATATTAAAGAAAAAAGAGAAAATAACAAGAGTGGTCAGTTTAAATATGAACCTATTCCAAAGTATGCATTTATATTCGATTTTTTACAATATGCATTATGGTTTCCTCTTCTATTTGAAAAACTAACGTTAGATATTATACCAAAATATTCATCATGGTTTTTAAATGGAACACTATGTTTCTTATTTATATATATTTTATTATTTGTCATAAACTATTCCATGGGTACATTTATTAAGGATTTTTTTATCGATTTACTCACTGATGCTAGTACTAATAAAATTTTAATTATAATGTTTATTATTGTATTTATTTTGTTTCTGTCATCATTAACCGATTTACCTGATGGAGTAATTTTTTGTATTTTTGCTATATTTAGTAGATTATTGTTAGCAACAGTTATATCTGTACCATTGGGTGGTATTATAACTGGATTGTACTTTATTATTTATTCATTATTTGGTAAATTTTTATATAAACGTACTAATACTGATATAGCTCTTAATTTGTTTTTAATTGCATGTATTGGTTTTGCTCTTATGAGTTCCAATGCTATGCCTATTATTATTATAGCATTATTAATAGTTAGTTTATTTACAGCGTTTAAGCCACCTGCGGATATTGAAGAATATATAAGCAATCAACGTGCTGAATTTGAAGATGCTCAATTCTGTAATGCAAATACTTTTGCAAATTGGGGTTACGATATGTTAAGACAAATTATAATAGTAGTGGAATTTATTAGAACATATTTAATCAGAATCGTACTTTTTGTATTAGCTATATATTCAATCATTCTACTTTTCGATATGCATAATTCGGATTCTCAAACCCGTCTATACGGAGTATTTTTGGTTTTTGTTTTATTCATGTTAAAAATATCATGGCCACTTATAAAATCAGCTGTAAATGGAATTGGAGATTTTTTTAATAAAAATAAACAGGATACCCATGATGTAGAACCTGCTTCTGAAACTCCTACTCCTGCTCCTGAAACTCCTACTCCTACTCCTGCTCCTGAAACTCCTACTCCTGAAACTCCTACTCCTACTCCTGAAATTCCTGCCACTCCTCCTGCTCCTCCTGCTGTTGCACTCCTACAGGTACGTAATATTGACTCATCAAATATAAATAATATCCTTCCTCCTGCACAATAAGTATAATAAATAAGTTTCAAATATATACATATAGAAAATTGTATATATTTTATAATATATGCCAAAATCAAAATCGAAATCGAAAGCAAAAGCAAAAGCAAAACAAACAAATACACCTAATGTAGAAGAAGTAAAACAATCCAATATATCCACTCCTAATGTAGAAGCAAAAAATGTTTTACCAATGGTATCAATATGTACACCAACATATAATAGACGTCCTTTTATAAAAACTATGTTTGAATGCTTTAAAAATCAGGACTACCCTTCTAACCGAATGGAATGGATTATTGTTGACGATGGTACTGATAAAATTAAAGATTTAATTGAAACCAGTAATATTCCTCAAATTAGGTATTTTGAATTAAAAGATAAGATAACATTAGGTGCAAAACGTAATTATATGCATAAACATGTACGTGGATCAATTATTGTATATATGGATGATGATGATTACTATCCACCTGAAAGAGTATCACATGCAGTAGAAATGTTATTGAAAGATGATAAAGTATTATGTGCAGGATCTAGTGAAATCTATTTATATTTTAAAACCATGGAAAAAATGATTCAAGCTGGTCCATATGGACCAAACCACGCAACTGCAGGTACATTTGCATTCAAAACAAAAATGTTGAAAGATACTAGTTATAATGATGAAGCTGCTCTAGCAGAAGAACGGGAATTCTTAAAAAATTATACTATTCCATTTGTACAACTTGATCCATTGAAAACGATTCTTGTTTTTTCACATGAACATAATACGTATGATAAACGAGAAATGTTTAAAACTGCTCATCCTAAATTTTTTAAAGAATCACCCAAAACTGTAGAAATGTTTATACGAAACGATAATGAAGCACCAATAAAACAATTTTTTATGCATGATATAGATAATCTATTGGAAAAATATGAACCGGGATTACCTAAAATGAAACCAGATGTATTAGAACAGATTAAAGTTCTAAAAAAACAAAGAGAGGAACTTATAAAGAGAGAAGAAGAAAAATTATTAAATGGACCAATTCTAATGGATAAAGGCGATGGTACCCCCCCTGTTAAATTAAATAATCAGGAAATAGTTAAATTAATACAATCACAAAAAACAGATATTATAAATCTTACTAATGAGATTAAACGCCTCAATGAAATATCGAAACCTATAATGTTGAAGTCATCACCAGATAGTGATCCTCAGCCATTATCATCAGAATCTATCGTACAAATAATTCACGGACATATTAATGAAATAAATAATTTGAAAAAATTATATGAATTAGAAAAACAAAAACATATTAATGATGTTAATCATCTTCAACAAATAATTAATACAATGGAAACTAAATTGATTGAACTAAAATAGACACATTTGTTAATATTCATCTATGATTACATACTAATAAATATCTAATCATATTAATCTATATCATCTCCATAATCTTCAATTAATATAGCAGTTTCTTTCTTAACTGTTCTATCTAGATATCGATACATACGTTTTATATCTAATTTCGATATATTATACGACTCAAATAAAGTTTCTACTATATTTAATAAGTCAATATTATTACAAAAATCTCCGTGACAATATAATCGCAATTCTTGAAATAATGTAATAATATCCTTTTTATCCATATCTAATAGTTGTGTTATATTATAAATAAAAATCATATTATTATATTCCGTTGAATATTTGGTTAATACCTTTGTAAATCGTATATCACCGATATATTTACTATCAACATCTATTTTATCATGAAATAATTTATTATTTGAAAATGTTTTTATTAATGAACTCATTTCATTAAATTGCCAAATTTGTTTCTGGAATGTAATTCTATCAATATAATCAGCAAAACAAATGTTAGTTAATATTTGATAATATAATGGATATGTAATCTGTATATCTGTATGGGATAGAATATCTACCAAATTTTCATGCCATAATAAAGCTACTATAGTTCTATCTGTTTCATTCATAAAATATTCATGATCCTTAAAAGGTATATTCTTGGTTAATAAAGTTTGTGTTATTTTTTTAGAATCTTCGTCATATAATTTTGTTCGAAATAATTCAAGTAATCTACCATTTTTAATAATGTCTGGAGATTTTTTAATAGATTTACATACAAATCTCAACTTTCGTAAATCACCCTGAATGTACTGTTGAATAACACTTTGATGAGATATATGTAAAGTTTTATAATCCGGTATTACTATAGATAATATATTACCTATTTGCGCATATGTTGGTTTATTCAATTCATAAACATTACAAACCTTCATTAATTCTTTTATTTTTTTATCTATATAAAAATTTCCAATACAAATAATTGGTATTGTACATTTGTTCTCTAATCTTTGCTTTTTTGTTTTCTTTTGTCGAATTAATTTAATTAATGCGGTTATACCACCTTTATCTCCATTATTCATTCCATCAATTTCATCCATTACTATAGCAATTTTCCTTACCTTTCGTGTAAACATATCAAGTACATTTCGATTTGACACATTATTACTTGTTATAGTTTCAAATAAAGCCTTATTACGAACATCCCCTGCGTCATATTTTATCATATCATAATTCATTTTTTTCAATATATTTACGATAAATTCAGTTTTCCCACTACCTGGTGTACCATAGATATATATCCCTCTCTTATATGTTATATCATCCTTTCTTTTATCAAATTCTAGCAAATGATTTTCGATATCTAATGATATTTGTTTGCGATTAAACACTGCATTTATATCAATATTATCCATTATACAATATATATTTATTATTTCTAATTTGTTTCAAACGAATAATATTATATAATTCATAATATTATTGGGAAATATGCTGTAATATACATATTGGGTATATTTATTTTCCAAATGAACTGAAATCTGCTGTTCGTGGCATAAATTCAGTCGATTCACGATCTTTCAACTGTCCAGTATAAGTAAATTCGTCAGCTGCACGTCCATTTTTATTCTGTTTTAATATCATACTGTTTTGTCCACCGTTATTACCACCATTATTACCACCAGATGGGATAAGACCAGTTGCCGCATCTACTGTACTACCTAATACATTTCCAACTGCACCAACTGCACCACCTACTGCATTTCCAGCTGCATCAAAAACACCACCTACTGCATTGCCAGTTGCGCCAAATGCACTATTTATTACATTTCCAGCTGCATCAAATGTTTTACCTGCAACATTTCCAGTTGCACCTACTACACTACCTACAACATTTCCAGCTGCATCAAATGTTTTACCTGCTACATTTTCAGTTGCTCCAACTGCGTTATTTATTACATTTCCGGTAGTATCAAATGTTTTACCTGCTACATTTCCGGTTGTACTTACTACCCCAGTTAATATATTTCCGGCAGAATCAAATGTATGTCCTACAATTTGACTGGATTCTGATATTATATCACGAATTCCATCACCACTGACTAAACTTTTACCATCTTTACCTGACGATCCACATCCACCCTTTCCACCACAACTTCCACATGCTCCGCCGGAACATGATGGGCATGCCGGACACACCGGTGGTACTATTTGACTTTTTAACATATATTTATCACTACCTTCACCAAATAAAGAACTACCTGATGCATAATTTTTCCAAAATTCATCACCATAATCACCATTCTTTTTATCATCACGTTTTCTGTCGCTGTCGCTGTCGCTGTCGCTGTCACTGTCGCTATCACTCTCTTTAGTACTAAATGTTGGATCAGCTACTTCTATATCTTCGCTATTAAATCTAGCTACATTTCGCAAATCTGTTTTATAATCACTATCAAGACACAATAGAGTAACCATAGTTTTTTTTGCATTTGGCATATATAATACGACATTTTGCCCTTCTTTATCATAAAACACGCGTGTAAGAAAGTTTTCATTTGCAATACCAGCAGTTTCATGTGTATCATTAAATGATACATTCAATGAAGATGAAGATGAAGATGACTGAATTGTAACAGTTTCCCCATTTCTTTTATATACGGTTAATACTGTATTTGAATCACTATCTTTACTTAATACTAGTAAATTACTACTTGTAATATCATACTTCACATTTTTTGCTAATTGATATACCTTCTGTTTACTATCATATAATGGTTCAATTACCATTTTATTATTATCTGCATGATTATCACTTTTATATTCAGTAATAATATCCGTTTTAGTTTCATCTGCATTTGTTTCAGTACCAGTCATTGTAGTTTCACCGGCAGTAAATGCATTGAAAGATGTAGCTATATTATTATATGTAAATGAAAATGATATTAAATTTGTAGGTTTATCTTCTGAAATATTAATTATATGAATATAAGTATCAGTACGCCATGGCATTACACATACAACATATTTATCTGTTTTTTCACATTTAGATGTATAAATATATGATTCATAAGAATTATCTAGAGTACTCTTAGGTGCGCTTGTCATTCCAGTTTGATCATTAACTATAAAAGAAGATGTAGATGTACCATTTCTAGGTGTTACATGTAATTTCGAAATAGAGAGAGTGTTATTTATTGCTTCTACAACATCACCACTATCACCATCTAACTCTACTAAATTACCATTTTTTTGATCAAAATACAAATTATCGTATAATTTGGTTAATATGTGGTCTTCATCATCAGAATATATAGGTAATAATATTTTAGATAAAGATTCCTTATCACGTTGATAAGCGATAAATCCTTCTTCGTAGTTATAACATCTACATAATAATACAGATATAACTAAAATGAGTAATAATATTAAAAATATTGTTAATGCTGAAAACTTCATTATATACAATATGTATGGAAAAAATTAACCATGAAAAATTGAACAATATATACTGGTGAATATACGATAATTAATATCATGCCAGCCCGAAATACAAATACAATTTTAACTCGATTTTATAATGAAAATATACCATTTGAAATTTCAATAGACGAGGCAGGTAGAGGGTGTTTATTCGGTAGAGTCTATATAGCATCCGTGGTTTTACCTAAAGATCCTCTACTATTTGATGGTTCCAATATTAAAGATAGCAAAAAATTTTCATCAAAAAAAAAATTACAAATAGTAGCTGATTATATTAAACAAAATGCTTTATCATGGCATATTTCATTTGAAGAAGCAAAATTGGTAGATAATATAAATATTCTACAGGCGGTAATGCATTCAATGCATAAATGTATACGTGAAACAATAATTAATGTTAATAATGTAACCAAACATTCATATACTATTAATGACTTTATGGCAGTTATTGATGGAAATTATTTTACACCGTTTCGATCTTACGACGAACAACAGAAATGTATTGTAGAAATCCCTTTTACTACAGTTGAAAAGGGTGATTCTAAATATATGGGAATCGCAGCAGCGAGTATTCTAGCAAAAAATGCTAGAGATAACTATATTATTGAATTATGTAATAAATATGCTTTCCTACATGAACAATATGGTCTAGCAAAAAATATGGGTTATGGTACTAAATTACACTTAGAAGGAATAAAAACATTCGGTATTACAAAACAACATAGACTTACATTTGGATGCTGCAAAACAGCTGAATCCAGTGAATTAGATATACCTGATGATTGTATCGAAAACTAGAGTAAATGCATTTTAGGAACAATACAAAATTACTATTTCTTTTTTTTTTCGCATTATAATGTAATAATAATGGCATTTACTCGTTTTCATGACGATCCAAATCGAATAAAAAAACAGGTTGAAGAAAGCAGTTTTATTGGCAGATACATGTTAGATACTCCTGGCCCAGGTATGGATTTACCCTTTGTAGAAGATCCTCAACTTCGATTACAAAAATGGGGTGCGAATTTACAAACAAATACTCTTAATTTAGAAAGTGATCTATTGGGACTTTCTAGAAAAAATAACCATGATAATGTTAATTTAAATCAATATCAACATCATAAAGCATCATCTAGTAAGGTTTGGTATAGCAATAATTCACCATTTGTAGAAGAAAGTCGTTCTAGCCACCCAGCATGGATGTACAAGGATTTAGAACAAATTAGATGGGAAAAACCTTTCTTAAATCCATTGAATGGTTTAGAAAAAAATTTTAGTCATAATATACAAAGTCGTATTATAGAAAAGGATAATTTTTCTCCAAAAATACCAAATGTAGGTTCACCAGAATTTTATTTACATCAACCTATGTGTATTAATGGTAATGAAGAGAGTTGTCCAGGAAAACCATATAAATAATTTTTATAGTTATTTACTGAAATATTATATAAGATTAATATAATTATATAATATATTAATATAAATATGGAATTAGCTATACCAGGTGTTGCACTAGGATTAATGTATATAATGAACAATCAATCTAATAATGAAGGTAATCAGGAGGCATTTGGTAATAATCAATTACCAAATACAAATATTCCTGATCGTAACTATCCTACAGAATTACCCGTTGTTTCAGAAGATTTGGATAGAACATCATTATTATCAACTGTAAACAAAGTGGATACTGGAGGTGGAGTATATACTGATAAATATTTTGATGCTAACCAAACATCAAAAGAACCTTCAAATAACGACCAACCTGAATTTTATTCACTTACCGGAGAAAAAGTAAGTAAAAACTATTTTACACATGATAACATGGTACCTTTCTATGGTAGCAAATCTAGAAACCATGATGCCGCTGCAAATAGTAATGAAGGTGTACTTGATAATTATACCGGTGGCGGATCACAACATATATCAAAAAAAGAACAATCTCCTCTATTTTCACCCAATGAAAATCAGGATTGGTCAAATGGTGCTCCTAATATGAATGATTTTTATCAGTCTAGGGTAAATAAAAGCCAATATGTATCTAATACAAAACCATTTCAAGAAGAACGTGTCGCACCTGGATTAGGATTGGGTTATACTAATGAGGGATCGGATGGATTTAACTCGGGTATGATGATGCGCGATTCATGGAAACCTAAAACTGCTGATGAATTACGTGTTGCTACTAATCCTAAATCGTCTGGACTCACATTACTCGGCCATGAAGGTCCTGCAAATAGTGCTATTAAAAAAATAGCAACTCCTCAACAAATGGGTATTATGGAAAAACATAGGCCTGAACGTACTAGCGAAATGGGACAGGAACATTGGTTCACTACTACATGTGCTGTTAAAGGTGAAACACTACATTCCATGCCTATTGACAGATATGTTACTAGACCAGAAACTACTACATCTTATAGTGGTAATGCCAATTCTCAAAACCCAGCTACCTATACTACCGGACAATATATGCCTTCTACCAATATTGAACTAGGTGCTGTACCATTAGGTGTTGCCAATGCTGGTGGAAGACACCATGCTACTGATGGTGATTACGGTATTAAATCTAAAAAAGCATACCCTAATAATCGCACTATGAATAAACAAGACAGTTATTTTGGTATGGTTGGTAGTAGTATTGGAGCTGCAGTTGCTCCTTTATTAGATGTGTTACGTCCTTCTCGAAAAGAAAACAGTGTTGGTAATTTAAGACCTTATCAAAACCCAGGCAGTACTGTACCTAACACCTACATATTTAATCCTGCCGATAGACCCTCTGCTACTATTCGTGAAACAACTGAAAATTCTAAAAATCATTTAAATGTTAATGCTAACCAACATGGAGGAGCATATCACGTTACTACAGCTACTCCAACACATACTAATCGTCAGGATACTTCCATTGAATATACTGGAGGTGCAGGTGCTGGAGATGGTACACGACAAATGACTTCATATACATCCGGTTATAACCAACGAAATAATGATATTAAATCTAGTACTATTGATGGTAGATTAGTTAATGGTAACATGAATTTATTAAACTCCAATATTAATATGCGTGAAAAAACACGCGATCAATCATTAAAAAATAATCGATCTGTTATTGGAAACATGCCCGCTCAATCACCTGATATTAATAATATGGGTCGATTAGCTGGTACTGATAATTCGTTATATTCTACTATTAATATTGATAGAAATACACCTGATATTATGTCTTCTTTAAAAAAGAACCCTTATATTGTTGATTACAAAAAGGGTTTATAATTTTATATATATTTACATCACATATATATATAAAACTTATTATTAGTTCTTTTTAGCATATTTGCCTAATGAATTGATTTTTAATCTATATTTTTTATCTTGTTCTTTCTCATCATATATATGTCTTTTCAATGCCGCATCTTGATCTAATTTATGTATTTTCTTAGCCAGTAATATTGTATTTTCATAACGTAATCTAGGTGATAATGAATTTTGATACTTTATATATTCAGCTATATCATGTTGATGTTGTTTTATTGCATCTTTTCTAAATTTTGGTTCAATATCACGTATATCTAATGGCATTATACCATTATAACCCTCAATTATATTAGATTCGTCTTTTTCCATTATTAATATAATAACATTAAAAAACTATATTACATTTCAATTTAATACTATTTTCTATTTTACTAATCAGTAGTAAACAATTTACATAAATTAATAGCTTCTATATTGTATTCCGGAGTTGTAAATAATTGTTCTATCATTTCATTATCGCGAAATCTGATAGTATAATCCTGTTGGACATGATTTCTACCTACTCTACCCATCGCCTGTAATGTTTTCTGTTGAGTCATTGTCTTTAAATCTTTACCTATAAATCCATGACAGAACTGATAATTAGTTCCATAAATATAATCAGTTGATGCTATTATAATATATAAACGTTGTTCATCTGCTAACTGCTTGATTATTTCCATATATCTATTATTTGTGGATTTTGTAAACACACCTATTCCCAGTAACAATAAGAATTTGATATTATTATCTATATCTAATAGCATTATCTCTTTGCTCATTTCTTCACCTATACTCGATACATAAGCTTTTTCATGTACATTTTTATCAGGAGTCCATTTTGTTTGATGAGAACATGTATTTGGTTGATATATTTGTTCAAGTGAAACTAATTTTACTTGTTTGCGTAATTTATCCATTTGAGATATAATATTAAGCATATCTTTCGTCATTTTTCCACTAGTATCCTTCCCCCTTTTTTTTCCATTACTGTCCCCTTTTTTCTTTCCCTCACTTGAATTTCCAGAATTCTTTTCCGCGTGGTGTTCTATTTCTCGTTCTAATTTGTCCAATTTATTAATTATTACACTGTTACTTTTTATATTCATCATTATGTCTTGAAATACCCGATCTGGAATATTTGTTAACTTAATATAATATTGAGCTATACGTTCTACATTTTCTGTTAGGAAAATCGTTGGACCATCTGTTAATGTGTACGCGTCCGCTGTTGTAATAGATACTCCTGGGGGAGGCCGAGTATTTCCTAACATTGCACTATGTGAATTATCTACAAATCGCGGACGGCGTTGCGATTTCATATAATTAAACATTTCATCCCATTCTGTACTATCACAATGTCTTAAAGTTTCAATATAATATTCCTTTAAACTATTCATTGTTATATTTTCTATTTTTCCATCAAAATATGAATCGACTATATAATCTTCATCAATTATTTCATTATAATTAACATATTCAATATACTTTATTATCTCACGCAAATCAAAATATCGCAATAATGTTTTATTTTTATTAATATATTCTACCGTATTAATCATATTACTATATTCTGGATATAAATTATGAGGCACTATGCAATATCCTTCCGCATTTAAAATTGGTATTGACTTTTTACAATCAAAACTTGTTATTGTTCTTATTTCTGCATTATCAAACTTTTCACGAAAATCTGCAAATATTGGAAGTAATTCTTCTTCACCTGGTAATGTAGCACATGACAATACAAATGTTGGTATTTGATTATGTTGCCAATTATTATGAATTGTTTCATGCAGTTCATGAGTTTCATAATCTAGAGTAATCGTAGGTTCATCCCAATATGTAATAATATTATTAATTTCATTAAATGCCATCATATAATGCATTGCAGTTAAATATGATTGCACATCACATATCATAATCTCTACATTGTCTCCTACACTATTATCTACCTTACCTATACCCCCCGAACGACGATCCCTTGTATAATCGATTGCTGAGAAATAATGCAACCGTATATCATCGGCGGTATTACATCCAAATGCAAAGGCTACTTTTTTTTCTACCGAAATTGCAGATTTGGCCAAAGCTAGACCAATATGTCTAGCTACACAAACAAATATTATTTTCTTTGTTGATGCTAACCCTATAGGTGATAATGTTTTTCCTGTACCAGTTGGTGCAGTATATAATATCAACTTGGGAATAAATTCGCCGTTTTCATCTACATCTCTATTGCAAATCGAAAACAATTCTTTTTGATGTCTAAATAATGTACGGTCTTCATATTTTAATAAGTATTTATTTTGTTCTATGAAATCATAGGCATTTGTAATAATCTCGCCCAATTTTGTAAATTCATTTACATAATCAATCGTATAATTAATTAATTCTAATACACATTCGTTTATTTTAAAAATTGATGATTTTTTTAATTGAATTAACGTGTATAAATAAAACGCATACTTTTGTTTTCTATTGTTCACATATTTAAGTAAATATGTATATAATTCAATTAATGTATATTCGAATATTTTTGCTTTATTTTTTTCTATATTCTGTTCCAAATTAGTTATTTTTATTTGTTCTCCACTTCGTAATTTTCTTAATTTTCCTGTTTTTATTGATAAACTAAAATCCTCCATTCGTGTTCCACTTGCATACTTGCTAATTACTGATATCATTAATTGTTCAAAGTATTTTTGATATAAATAATAATCTAGCTCGTTAGATACATCTAAATGTATATAAGAATTTAACGATTGAGCTTGATTAAAACGAATATTTGGATTTTCATAGCCATCTATTATCATTTTCAATATCTGTTTCTCATTATCAGGTACCGAAATCTCAATTGATTCCCATTCCGCCTTAGTTAACTTGTTCTGTTTTAAATCCATGATGAATAATTATATTATTAGATATTTTCTTATTATAATATCAATTTTCTAATATACATTCAATATGAGTTACCAAAAATATGAGTTTTTACAAAAAAAGGGCTTAGAAAAAATACATAAAATAACTTATACATGTACCGATCTAATAAAATACATACTCAAAACGATTTGTTATTACATAATTTAATGGAATTTTTCAATATTCCTGATAATGTGAATACTATGATTAACATTATTAATGGTGAATCGAGAACTTCATTACGAATCGTAGACTGGTTTGTTACTAATTATGCCAAAAAATATTATACTATTTATAATATAGAGTCTACTACACAACCTAATTCGTCTCAACGTTTTAAAGTTTACAATGAATACAAACTTAAACTTAAAGCTTACCAGAAAAAAAGGTTTGATCCGTTCTGCAGATGGGACAGGATAACTATTCCATATAACGAAACACAATGTATGGAAACTACTATTGGTCAATTAAACTTTTTTAAATGGGCTATTGAAAATAAAGTAATTGATTACATACAACAAAATCATGATGTTATTGAAACTGATATGAATTCGAATAATAGTACATCTAAACGTAGGTCTCCTAATGACAATTCTGGTGATAATACAAAAACTAGAAAAAAAAGAGAGGAATTATCTGTCTCTGCCTGTAAATGCATTAAGAAAGAAACTGTAAAAATTATTGTAAAATTTGATTAATACCATCCCAACATTGCTTCCAATAAATCTATTATGTTAGTATTTTTCTTATATGCTGTTGTCGCATATGCATAATTATTTATATAACCTTCTATACTATCCAACCATTCCATTCCCTTATCATTATTATAACATACATCTTCATTTGTATCTATATGAAACACATTAACTTCTTTCTTATTATGTTTTAACCAATTATTATGATATGTTTCACATTTTTTTAGATAATCTAATTCTATGGTTGATTCTCCATCACGTGAACGTTTTTTTACTCTTTTATCACATGTTTCGGCATTCGCATCGATATAAACTATGCCATCTAATTTAAATTCTGATGAATATTCTTTATAGAAATGTTGATAAATTTGATATTCAATATCTTCTATCATTCCATCATCATACAACATTTTTGCGAAAATATTTTTATCTGCATCTAACGAACGTTCACATACTATTACTTTACAATTTGGATTATTTCTTACTGCTTCACGGATTAAACTCAATCGAGTTGAGTATGCCATTACCTGAAATGAAAATGAGTATCGTTTAGTATTTCCGTAAAATTTTTGTAATATATTTTCATTTGTATTTTTATCAGTTATTGATTCCCATATATCTACTGGCTCTCGTAAAAACACTACGTCAGTTCTATTAGCCATTTTTTCTTCCAATTTATCAATTATAGTTGTCTTACCTGCTCCAATATTTCCTTCTACCGAAATTATCATTGGACGAGAACATGTTAAGGATGATGACATATTATATATTCTAGATTAACAAATAAATTGTGCAAATTATACGATTGATTTTATATTATATTTAAAATCAATTTTATTTATGTTAACAAATTTCCTCCAAACGTACGAGGTGGTTTATGTTTTAATATATCTAATAATGACGACGTAGTTGGAAATTCATCTTTTCCATAAATATCCTGTAATAATAACCATTCAAATAACCCCCCTACATATATATACACTGATTGGAATCCTAAAGTTTGTAGTTGATTATATTTTGTTATTGTCGATTCATCTAGACCATGTTTCCCATATATTATTACCTTCTTTGCTGTATTATTACCTGATGATATTAATTTATTTATCAATTCTTCTTCTTTATTATATGGAACTGTACCACGTATTAAACAACTTTGATCTGTTGTCATAAGTGTATTTATCAATATAAATTGATCACTGTGTATTATTGCAAATTGTATATCCTCAAATGATAATTTATTATATGTTGTTTGAAATAATCTAGAAAACATTAAGTTATAAACATTTACATTGTACTTTTTATATTTTTGTTATTCTAATTACTATATCTCATTTTTGTGTACATGTAACGTTTTTGCCATTGTCTTTATTATCTTATTATCTAAACGGATTTGCTCATCCTCTACATCTCCTAATAATGCCTGCATCATTCTATAACAAAAATCATATGATCGACTTGCTATTATTTCACTTTCCGGATGGGATTCTCTCCATTTTGCTACTGATCGGTAATTATTCATTGATATACGACTTAATATTTTACGCAATTTTGATAACTCTATATTATCTTTACACCATCCTCCTTCTTCCTTTATATACATAGTTTCTCTTTTCACATCTGTACAATGTATTGGACGCTTTGTTATATCCATATTTTTTAGTCGATCCATTATCATCTTTGTCATTCCTGTTACATAACCATTATTACCTATATATTCCAATTCTTCATTTTGTACATCTATATCGCGTAAAAAATCTGTTATATTCATTGCATCCTTACATGTATCATTCAAGAAAAAGTTAATATTAAATTGCTGATTATTATTATTTGTATTATTATTTATTATTTTTCCTTCTTTAAACATTTCTACCATCTGTGACTGCAAATCAAAATTTTGTTTATTTTGATCGACTACCAGTTGTTTAAATTCATTATTCTCACGTATCAACTCTAATATAATATTACTTTGACTACTTATATCAACCGGTTGTATCATCTCTGTTATGTGTTCATTATCATTATTTGGGTCGGATAGATTTTTACATGTTTTTTTATGACGGGTTAACGACGGAGCCTGTTTATATACTTTACCACATGAACACATATATGCTTTGGGGTTTTTTGGGGTTTTTTCATTAGCATTTATTAGCATTTTATGTTTTGCAGTCAAAATATGTCGATTATAGTCTTTTTTATTACTGCATTTAAAGTTGCAACTAACACATCCATATATTTTTGGGTTTTTTGGGGTTTTTGTAGTTAGCATTTAGTTAGCAATTTTCCTTAAAATATGCTAACATAAAAAACCCCTAAATCTAGCGTCCGATTATTTTAAAAAAAAATATGCAGTCAATAATTTTTGCATTTTTTAGTAATTTACAGCATATAGCTGTAAATCCATATTTTTAGTTTTTTTAACAAAATTTATTTGTCCAATTCTGAAAAATGGACATTCTGAAAATGTCCATTTTTTGAAAGTAACCCCATAAGTTTTTCAGAAATGTATACAAATTATTAAGTCTTCCAATTTTGTAAAATTGGGCCTCTGTTTTTTTTAACAACATCATTTACGTGTTGTTGTAATTCCTGAATTTTCATATTAGTCTCCATTAAGGTATTTTGTAAATTATTATATTGTTCTGTCATAACAGATTTTATTTGTTGATTATTATCGACTATAGATATTATTGTTGTATTAAGAGTAGTTATGTTATCATTCAATGTTATCATAGTATCATTTAAGTTTGTTATAGCAGACGATTTATTCATATTTTGAAAGGAGGCATTCTTATGTGAATTACATTTTTTTTTATGCTTCCATAATCCAGTTCGTTCTTTATATATTTTTCCACATTCACATTTATACTGCTTTGTATTTTCTTCTGTTGACATAATCTCTATAATATAACAATAAAAACGATAAAGCTATCAACCGCGTACATTAAAATATATCTATTAAACAGTAACTACTTTTGCTAAATTTTTAGGAGTATCTGGGTTAATACCAGGTTTAATCACCAAATAATAGAATATTAAAATAAATCATTATTCTTTTTTTCATATATATTACCTGGTTGTTAATTGTTTAATTGCGTCTTCGCACGCTATTTGTTCAGCCTTTTTCTTAATTTTATGAACACCTTCGCCTAAGAAGACGAATATTTTACCATTTACTGACATATACTGATGAATATCGTTGTATTTTTGAAATTGAGATATTGGTAATGCATTATTAGGTGTAACATTGTGTATGTATTGACCCAGACATAAAAACACACCCATTCTATATCCGGTTTCTGGATCTTGTTCAGCAATTTCTAGGTAGTCAGGAGTAACCTTAAATTCTTTTTGAATTTTAACCTGTAAAATATTTTTGTAATTGTCATCATTTCGAATAAGATGCATCCAATCTACGTGTTTTTCAAATATACTTTCGACAAATACCTGTACCATTTGAAATCCAGGACCAGTAATAAATAAATTTTTAAACCAACCATCTTCATCAGTAACAGAAATTCTGTTAAAGTCTAAAAATAATGCACCGATAAAAGATTCAAATAAACATCCTAATTTCTTTAAATTAGTACGAATCTGTTTACCTTCTGCATGTTTAGAAAGGACAATCCAATTATGTAAACCCATTTCATATGCCAGCTTACCAATAGCTTCATTTTTTACTAATGCGATCTTTTTTTCAGTCATAAATCCTTCATTTTCTTTAGGAAATCTACGATATAAATAATATTTTGTAATACATTCTAATACACCATCTCCAATAAATTCTAATCGTTCATTAGATTTAGTATACAATGGTAAACAATCATCAGGTTTAGGGACAATAACAATATTATTGTTATTGTTTTCTAAGTGAGGTCGCTTAATATATGACCGATGGATAAATGCTCGCTTATACAATTCATAATTATGAATGGGTGTATTAATACCATATTTACTTAAAATGTGTTCAACCTGGTCTTTATTTATTAATTTATTTAGGGGGTTGTATGGGTCAAATATACAGGTTTCTGTTCCATTTTGATTCTTTTCAATACGAATGTCATCGTCAATATTCATGTTATTATAGAATAAGATGAATGCTAGATGATATATTATATCATAAATTTTTTATATTGTTTGCGTTAAGAATAAATCCTCAAATAGAATAATATATCTAGGTATTTTATATTATAGAAAATGGTTTATAGTCAAACAAAACGCACATCAGCGATCTCTAGTATTACAAACAGTAAACAGGGTGGTGGATCAAAAAAGGCTGGATTACCTTACCAGGTTGGTCGTGATTCTTTAACATCTATTATGATGCATGGAACAGTACAAACAATGCCTGTGTTAAAAGATCCTGAAACCACTACAGTTAGTCAATCTCGTCCTATTGGTACCAGACCCGGTGCTGCCCGTTATTTTACTTTTGCATAAGTATAAATAACAAAAAGATATTAATATAATGATAAATTTCGTCTCATTATATTGGGAAAGAAAACAACAAGAATAAGTCTGCAAATATTATAATATATTTAGGTATTATATATTATAGAAAATGGTTCATAGTCAAACAAAACTTACATCTTCGATCTCTAGTATCACCAACAAAAAACAGGGTGGTGGATCAAAAAAGGCTGGATTACCTTACCAGGTTGGTCGTGATTCCTGGGCATCTATTATGTTGCATGGAACAGTGCAAAAACTGTCCGCATTAAGAGTGCCAGGAACATTAATGACACATAAGGAAAAAGTAGCTGCTCGCACAGCCCTCATAGCTGCTACTGCTGCTGCTGTTACTTCTACTGCTGCTGCTGCTACTACTGCTGCTGCTACTGCTGCCACTTCTCAGGCTGCTGCTGATGCTTCTGCTGCTACTGCTGCCACTTCTCAGGCTGCTGCTGCTACTGCTCAGGCTGCTGCTGATGCTGCTGATCCTGCTGATGCTGCTCTTACTGCTGCTGCTGCTACTGCTGCTACTACTGCTGCTACTGATGCCG